TTAAATTTTATCACTACCATTTTTATTTATTCGTCTCATTATATATTTAGCTTCATTCCTTTTTTTATCTATAAATTCAGCTAGATCGTTAACATGCACCATTCTGGGAGCCTTTTGTGAGTCACCGATACGGAAGGTGGGAACCGGCAGATCACCAGCGCCAGCTTTCTTATCTGCTGTTGCAGGCTTCATACCGAAATACCGCTCAGCAATATCGGACAGCGGGATCGTTGATGTTTCAAACTCAGCCATTAACAAAAATGTTGTATTCATACATACCCCACACTGTTTATTTAAAGGCCCGCCGCACACAGGCCGTGACTAAAATCATTCTGTTGCTGGTGGATCAAACTGCACTGGCTCAGCGGTAACACCGTGACGATTTAACACACCAATAATTAATTCCCGCTTACAACCGATGGCAGGAACGTCACGCAATTCATTTACCAGCATTGAGTAAATATGGCGTGGTATTTCTGCTGGCTTGGCTGCTGTGAATAACTCCTGACCTATAACCAGCGCCTGGTTACTTCTCCACCTCAGGCGGCGGTGGTATCCTCAAAGTCCCTACAACAAGGAGGATTTTTCTGTGAACAATGAAAATATAAACATTCGTCTTAAAGCTATGGAACTTGCCATTACGCGTCTTGCAACTTCAATTACTGAAAATGGCGGGCCATCATCTACAGATCTAGAAGGACACATTCTTTATTTTCGAGAGCGTCTTGGTCGTGGTGATTTAGAACCTCAACAAGAACTGATTTTCAAACAAACACTGGCGCTGCTTGATCCGCTATCACCAAAACCAGGCGACCTGTTTTAATTATCCGTTTCACAAAGGCTTTTACTGGTGTAATAACCACGCTTCACGGCTGCTTGATTACTCAGCATCGACTCAGCGAGGCGTATGTTTTGGTTGGTTTTTGCATTAGGTTTAAGTTTCTGGAGTTCTTTGGAGTCCTCGATCAACAAACGAATCAATGCAATTTCACATTCATTAATAGCCTGGTATTTAAGCCCGGAAGGTAGGTTAAATGTCCTGCCTTCAAGTTTATCGCTATCTTTTTTGCTGATTTCCATTCTGATTACTCCACACTGTTAACCCGGCTAATCGGATAATTTCGTACTCGGTAGGTACATTATGTATCTTAAGGGTACATTGTCAAGCATAAAAAAACCCGCCGAAGCGGGTATATTTAAATTAGTTTTTCTATGCTCTATAACGTCTTGGTTTTCCAGAGAAAATAACCGTGCCAATTATTGAGCAATTGCCATTAATGGTAATGTATTGTTCTGGCCAGTTTGCATTTAGCGCTTTAAGGTATTTTTTCCCACCATCTTCAACCAATCTTTTGAACGTCGTTTCACCAGAATCAATCATTATGGCGATTACATCATCACCGTGCATTGGAGCTACTTCCGGATCAACAAAAATCATTTCACCTGGCCTGTACTCATCAATCATTGAGTCGCCGATAACCCGAAGAATATACGTCATAGGGCCACAAGGGACCGGGCATGGATAGGTGTCTAACAAGCTTAAGTCAACCTCAGAATAACCAATTTCAGTCCAAGCACCCGCCTGAACCCAAGAAATAACAGGGACCATATGAATTTTTAGATCTGTATCTGCCACGTCAGGCACAACATTAGTCGTCTGATGTTCTTGATCTAACCATCCATCAGGCAAAGAAAAGCACTTTTCAATATGGCGTGCCATATCGTCCCCAATTTTTTTTGTTGGGTTCTTGCCTATTATTCTGCTTATTTGCGTTGGTTCGCGGTCCAGCAATACAGCGAAAGAATTGTTTCCTCCTGCACTATCCCGCAATTTTCTGGCGTTTTCACGCCGGATTTCTTCATTAGTTTTCATGCCTACCATTTAACGGCGTGTACCGCGAGGGTACAAGGCCCTTGCGGGTTCATTTAAATAATGCATAATGTATCTCGGAGGTACACAAATGAAAGAATATTGGGATGCACTAACAAAAGACGAGCAAACAGCTCTCGCCATACGTGTTGAAAGTAGCACTGGTTATTTAAGGCTCGTATTTAACGGTTACAAGAAAGCAGGATTCTCTCTAGCTAAGAAGCTAGAGGATGAAACTTGCGGAGTTGTAACCAAATTCCAACTAAGACCAGATATTTACGAAAACAATAGCACTCAACCGCAATTAGTATCACCACCAAAGAGAGAGAAACATTGTGGATAACAAAGACTTTCCAACTCAGCCAGACATCAGCGACGCAATACATCAGCTGATCACTCAAACGCCTGGCAAGTATGACTCGATGGCTAAACAGTTATGCCCACTATCCGGTACTGAGAATGCACTACGTAACCGCGTTCGCCAGTTAGCCGGGCAAGTGGTGCCATTTGGGATGGCTGTAGAGATGGAATCAATCTCTGGCCGTTCCGATATCACAGAAGCTATGTGCAAACGTGCTGGTGGTGTGTTTGTGAAATTGCCACAGGTTGATGAGACAGGTAACGAGGAATTGCTTATCAAGTTTAACGAGCTGCTATCAGCTCTGGGTGATTTTGGTCGTGCACATAATCAGTTCACAGCAGACGGTGTTTTAGATCGGAATGAGAGCAAGAGGCTGAAAGCTAAGGGGTATAGAGCACAGTCGATTATTGCAGAAATTATTGTTGTATCAGAGATGTTATGGGGTGACGCCTCCGTGTGCGGCACAGAGGCGTCGGGTGCATTAACTAAACGTGTGGAGTAATTAACGCATGAACATTGTAGCGGCTAAACGTTCTATTCCGCAACTGCGTTGCGTTTGTGTCAGTCCGTTCCGGTATGAACGAATGATAAAGGGCCGGTGGGTACCGTGCAACCACAGCAGGGCGCGGGGAATTGTGGGTGCGGTTCGCCGTAAGTGGGGCCGCGTATGACTAACCCTGGCTCAACTACAACAAACCCAATCCAACTACTTGATCGTTATTACAAAGATAAGCGTGGCGTTCGCGTTCACGTTATTCGCTATGACAGCACGACTGGCGAAGTTATTTACCTGCGTGATGGTTATGAGCATGGCGAGTTATCAAAGCCTATAAGACGGTTCAGGGCTGAGTTTTCCAAGGTGGATGTATGAGCGTAAAGCTATCCAGTTATGTATGGGACGGCTGTGCGGCTGCTGGTATGAAGATATCAAAGGTGGCGATTATGGCCCGTCTTGCTGATTTCTCTAATGATGAGGGTGTGTGCTGGCCGTCAGTAACGACGATAGCCCGGCAGATTGGGGCAGGTGAGAGCACTGTTCGCACTGCGTTGGCTGATCTGGAAGCGGATGGCTGGTTAAGCAAGAAAGCCCGCCGTGCCGGTAACAGGAACGCCAGTAATGTTTATCAGTTGAATGTTGCCAAACTTAAGGCTGCTGCTCATGCGTCAGAATCTGACATCTCAAAAACTGACGGGTCAAAATCTGAGGGCTCAAAATTCGACGGGTCAGAATCTGGCAATAATGGCACTTTTGACCCGCCAGAATCTGGGGGCGATCCGTCAGTAAATTCAACACCAGATCCATCAAGTATAAAACCTACTTGTCAGCCGCCGATGGCGACCGACCCCGAAGTCGAAATTACTGATCAGGCCAAAGAAGTCTTAAAACACCTGAACCTGATTACAGGCTCTCGGTACCAGACCAGCAAGTCATCGCTGGAGAATATCCGCGCCCGGCTAAAAGAACAGTTCACTGTTGCAGAGCTGAAACTTACGGTTGATTACCTTCACGCTAAGTGGGCCGCAGATCTGGACATGGCTGAATATTTACGGCCAACAACACTTTTCCAACCAACCAAATTCCCTGGCTATCTCGAAGGAGCTAACCGTTGGCATGGGGCGGGGCGTCCAACACGCAAAGACGGTAAATGGGTAAAAGCCAACGGAGAGTTGCTTACTGGTGACACCACTGAGCGTGATAAAGCCTATAAGCGTTTTATTGGCAGCGGGTTACCTGTTCGCAATCCAAGCGCCCTCGAAACCATGGTTATCCAGAAAGCCAGCAATGCGGGTGTCCGTGGGGCTAAAGGTGATTTCGGCGTAATTAAATGGAATGCCATCTGGAAAGAATGCAGCCAGCGCGTGAGCGGGGAGAAAGCAGCATGACAACTCGAGTGGTTAGTTTCTCTGGTGGTCGCACCTCCGCTTATTTGGTTCACCTGATGGAGCAACGGCGGACTGCTGGCGAAGATGTCCGTTATATCTTCATGGACACTGGTGGTGAGCACCCAGAAACTTATAAATTCATCCAGCGTCTAGTTGCTGAATGGTGTATAGACCTGACCTGTATCAGGATGGGGATCAGTGATGAATTGGGCAGGCGTAACAATATCGAGATTATTAATGTTAGTGACCTCAAAACAGACCTTTATGCATGGAAAGGGGTACTAGAAAAATATGGCGCACCTTCCATTGGCGCACCGTTCTGCTCTTCTCGAATGAAACAGGAGTTAGCCCACAATTATTGTGTAGAGAAATTTGGCCGAGGTGGTTTTGAAACGTGGATTGGCATTCGTGACGATGAGCCTCAGCGGATCTTTGGTCGATATGCGTATCGCATATTGAAAGATAGCTGTATGCCCATGGAGGAGATGAACGAATTTCGTCTTGATGTACTAGAAGCCTTGGAAATAGCCGGTGAAAATAAGGCGAAGAGCCTACTTGTTGAAAAGCTGCCATTGGCAACAGAAGAACAACGAGAGCTAGTTTACAAAAGAATCATCAACAACCGTGCGCTAAAAATTAATTTTCTGGCCGATATATCAGATATGGGGAAAGCGGACATTCTGAGTTTTTGGTCAACGCGGACTTTTAATTTAGCTATTGATGAACATTTAGGGAACTGTGTTTTTTGCGTCAAGAAGTCGATACAAAAAGTTGCATTGGCAGCAAAGGATGAACCGGAATTGGCTAGACAGTTTATGGAGTGTGTCAATTCTACCGAGGTCCGTAAAACTCGTAGTGACCGCCGCTTATATCGTGGCAAGAATACCCTAGAACAAGTTATCACTATGTTTTCAGAGCGTAGTGCTGAGGAGATGAGAGAGAAAATCATAGGCAGCCATGCAACGGATACAGATTCGTGTACTGAATCATGTGAGCCATTCTCTTGTGATCTTGGTGATGAACAAGAAACCGATATTCCGCAGATCTCAGAATATGTTGAATCTTTGAATGCACTAAAAGCTATGCCTGAGCATTTCTTAAAACAGGTAGGCGATCAGTGGCGCACTCCCGATGCGTTGTTTTGGGGCATTAACCAGATGTTTGGCCCTCTGGTTCTGGACTTGTTCACCGACGGTGAGAATAGTAAATGCCCTGACTACTACACGGCAGAAGATAACGCACTGGTTCAGAACTGGGCTGAGCGAGTAAGAGAGCTTAAAGGCGCAGCGTTCGGCAACCCGCCATATTCCCGCGCTAAACAGCATGAAGGTGAATACATCACCGGTATGACTCACATCATGCAGCACACAGCGGCAATGCGTGAAGCCGGTGGCCGTTATGTTTTCCTGATCAAAGTCGCCACATCAGAGAGCTGGTGGCCAGAGCAAGCCGACCACATAGCGTTCATTCGCGGTCGCGTCGGTTTCGACCTCCCACGCTGGTTTATTCCGGCAGATGATAAACAGGTGCCGAGCGGTGCATTCTTCGCTGGCGCCATAGCGATATTTGATAAGACGTGGCGCGGGCCAGCAACAAGTTATGTCTCGCTGGATCAGCTTATGACTACTGGCGCGGCATTCTTAGCGCAGATCCGCAGAGAGGCCGAGCGTCTTGCACCACAAAGCCAGCAACAAAATATTCCTGAAAATATTCCTGAAAATATTCCTGAAATTATTCCGGTACCGGAAAGCGGGGTGATGGTTTGAAACTCACCCTGCCATTCCCACCATCGGTAAATAGCTACTGGCGCGCCCCGAGTAAGGGGCCGTTAGCGGGTCGGCATCTTATCAGCGTCAAAGGTCGTCAGTTTCGGTCTGAGGCATTGGCCTGCATTCTGGAGCAGTTGCGGCGGGTGCCAAAAGCAATCACCGATCCGGTTGCAGTCTCTATCGTTTTTTACCCTCCAAATCTCATCCGGCGGGATCTGGATAATTTCCTGAAAGCGCCCTTGGATGCTCTGACTCATGCGGGTGTATGGGTTGATGATAGCCAGGTAAAAAAGCTAACGATTGAGTGGGGACCAATCATCAATCATCAAGGGAGGGAAGATAGAGATAGTTATCAGTGAGGTGAATAAAAATGTTCCTCGTTGATATTGTATTGATGTACAGTGTTTGTGCAGTTATTCACCTCTCCAATTGTGCGGACATTGGATTGGAGAGACTTGATAAAGCTAATGTGTGGAGTGAATTATGAATCAGTTACTCGTAATTGAGGGTGTTTCCGTTCGTCTCGATAATTCTGGTCGTTACTGCCTGAATGACTTACATCGTGCTGCTGGTGCGTTAGATAAACATAAACCAGCGTTTTGGCTCAGGAACGAACAAGCTGTTCAGTTAGTGACCGAGTTGCAGATTAGCAACTCGCCTATGGAACAACCCGTTCATGTCGTGCGTGGTGGTATCGAGCAGGGTACTTTTGTCTGTAAAGAATTGGTGTATGCCTATGCTATGTGGATTAGTGCATCATTCAGTTTGAAAGTGATCCGAACATTCGATCTAGTTGTCAGCCATTCAATTACCGCAGCAAACCCATCAGCAGATAAAATGCAGGCTGGTGTCATTTTGTTAGAGTTCATGCGTAAAGAACTCAATCTTTCCAATTCCTCTGTTCTTGGTGCCTGCCAAAAGCTACAACAAGCGATCGGTTTGCCAAATCTGGCCCCAGAATATGCCATTGATGCCCCTACTGATGCTGTTGATGGCTCAAGCCGTCCAACCATGGCACTGAGTACGGTACTTAAATCTCGGTCAATCCCCATTAGAGTGACAGTGGCATTTGGTCGTCTGGCCGAACTGGGTATTGTTGAGCGCCGCTCCCGTCCGAGCACATCACCCAAGGCCAAAGGGGGGATTAAATACTTTTGGTCAGTGACGTCAAAAGGGCTGCTTTATGGCAAGAATATCATCAGTCCGGGTAATCCACGTGAGACGCAACCACATTTCTATGAATCGAAAGTGGCTGAACTCATTAAATTAATGATGACGGCTAAAGCAGCATGAGGGCGTTATTAACTCCATTTATTCAGCGTGAGCTTGGCCTCGTCTTTTTAAAGCCGGGGCCGGACCTGATGCCTTACATGTCGGGCCGGTTGCTGGTGGCCAGTGAGCCGGAAGAGTTTAAATCGCTTCCCCCGGGCAGGTTGCCTTTTGTCGATCAGCAACTGGCTAACGATCCACGCCTGCTGCCATTCTTTGAACATGAACGGGTTATCCGCGCGGCTGGTGGCCCGCGAGTGCTTGAGGCATGGGTCGAACGGCTGAAAGAGTGCCAATGGCATGCTTCGGATGATACCCACGTCAGTAATCTCACAACATTACGCTATGGACAAAGTTGGATCTGCTTATGCTGGCATCACGATAATAAGCTGAGAGAACAAACACTGCCCCGATTAAAGCAGTTGGCAACCAATAACTTGATTACTTGGGTAATTGAGACTGTACGCGGCTATTTCCGCTTTACTGAGGGCCACCAGTTGACGCTGCCGGAGCTGTGTTGGTGGGCGGTGGTTAACGAGGTTTATGACCTGCTACCTGATTCTATCGCTCGTTCCTCTCTGCATATGCCACCAGCAATCATCGAAACTGGCGGAACAAAGGAAAGTGATATTACCTGGTCGCCAGCACCGCAAGAGCTTGTAGCCAAGAAAGTGGCTAAAGCTAACCCTCCAGCGGAAGTGGCAGTAAAGCCAGCATTAGCCTTAAAAGTTGATGCTGAGCCACCAGCAGGTTTTATGCTTAGGCCAAAACTGCGGCGCTGGGAGAACCGGAGATACCTGCAATGGGTTAAATCACAATCTTGCTGCGGTTGCGGCAATGGTGACTGTGACCCTCACCACATCATCGGGCATGGGCAGGGCGGTATGGCAACCAAGGCGCATGACCTGTTCACATTCCCTTTATGCCGTAAGTGTCACGATGATTTACATGACAACCAGCGGGCGTGGGAAGAGAAGCACGGTAGCCAGATAGTTCTGCTATTTCGTTTTATGGATCGTTCAATCGGTATAGGGGCTTTAGCATGAGAGATATTCAGTTAGTTCTGGAACGCTGGGGCGTTTGGGCGCGTGATAATTCCGGTACTGATTATTCATCTATAGCGGCGGGATTTAAGGGGCTACTGCCAGTTACATCGAGTCGTAAAGAATCTTGTTGTGATGATGATGGTCTGATCGTTGATGCCGCTGTAGGCCAGTTAAAGGCCCGGCGACTGACGCATGAATACTCGCTTATTTGCCTGCATTACATATTTGGAGTCTCAAAGCGCCAGATAGCGAAGCGATACAAAGTCTCAGAGGGCCGAGTTCGCCAGCAGATGCAGGTCGCCGAGGGTTTTGTAGATGGTTGCTTAGCAATGACGGGGGCTGTTCTTGAGATGGACCCTTATACCCAAATCCAACATATTCATGAAAATGATAAAAAAGGATTAGTGCGCTACGCATAAAGTGTTCTAGTGTGATAAGGGTTGGTTGTGCAGTAGCGCTTATCTAGTCAAATAAACCTCGCTTCAAGCGGGGTTTTTGTTAACATCATTCAATACCTTATTTGGATGATGACTATATGTTCCTACTAGAGTCGCTGGGTTTTTTATCTACATCGGCAAACGAGCTAACTATTAATATAAAATCTGATATTGCATGGGAAGCACTTTTAGGTAGCCTTATAACAAGCATCGCGGTTGTTGTATCTGTTTTTATTTCCTTGTATGGAATTAAAAAAACAATTAAGAGTCAGGAAAGGATAGCAAAATCTGCAAATTGGAATATAGAGTTAAGGGAGTGTTGTTCTGAATATGTAGGCCTTATCTTTAATTTAATGGAATTACAGGTAAAACGACTGCATTTGGACGATAGTAGCTCTGACTATAAGTTTATTTACGAAGAGATTTCTTCTTATCCATATAAAATGAACAAAATATCTAGCCAGATAAGAATGTTATTGGCAAATGATAATACACAAAGTGAAGTCGATTCTTGTCTTAAGCAAATTAACGTCTATAGCGCTGTGGGGGATTTGACTCTAAGTAAAGATGATGTAGAAAAGCAGATTAAGCTTTTCGAATCTCATATTTTTACAGCTTTAAAATAATATATCTACATTCGCCTGAACATCACTGAATAACGGGTTCATATCCCAATCTATTCAGGACATTGTTGCAGCAATGGTGGTGCTCAGCCGAATGTGGTGAATGCAGGCACCGATGTGTGGGGATGCAAGTGGAACACCAGTGAAACGACGTCGGCGAATTCCCCACCACCACAGAAGTACATTTAAGGTATGCGGTCAGCACATTGGTAGGTGTTGACGCCGGAACCGTAACCGGCTTCAAAAATGATAAGCCCCGACATAAGTCAGGGCTTTTTTGTTTGTGGAATGGGCGGATATCTTCATTGGAAAGCGCATGTTCTATTAATGATCAACAGCGTAACCATTAGGCATTCTTTGTATTACTCGCCACACAACAGTAAGGACGGATTGGAATAATAACCTTGATTTACTATTTATTTAGACCACATGGACAAATAATCCTGAAAGGTATTCATCATGTCTAATTCATTAAAATATCCCATTATTCTCGTTCATGGCTTCAGTGGTTTCGATAAGATTGCTGGAATCTATCCTTATTTTTTC